AAGAATGGATTCTTCAGCCGTCGGTATCCAGGAGTTTACGCTGACATGGGTTGGGACAGGATTAAATGGTACGACTCAAGAGGGTTTGAGGAATTTACTGAACCATTCAAAGCTATCCGCGCCCAATACCTACCAGATTGGTTGCGTGAAGAATGCGAGAAGAAAGTAACCCCGCGAGCTGATAAAGCAAAAATGTTTGCTGACACTGGTTCTCCTTTCCGTGCTGAACATATTTTAAAGGATCAGAAATGAAATCAAACAAAAAGAATATAAGCCAACAGTCTTTAGAGAATCTTGTGATTGCTTTGATGCAGTGCACTGATGAAGACGGATTGCTTTTAAACATTAGCCCAGCTACTGCATTTCAAGACTGGCTGCTTAATAAATACCCTGAAACAATTAGGAATATGTGGAAAAGACAACATGCTTTTGAAGTAGCACCAAAAGATTAAGCTATAATTTTTGTTCAATAACCGAAATAAAAGGTAAAACATGAATGTAATACTCTCACTCCGCGGAACTTCAGGCTCAGGTAAGACTACCGTAGCGCGTAAGTTTCTGACGGATTATCCATGTTCAGCGATAGCCGACCCTAATGGTAAAAAGAAACATTGGGGATATCATGTTGATCTACGTCAAGAAGGAATTACTCAGCCTCTTTACGTTGTCGGTAGTTATCAAAATACTTGCGGAGGTACAGATGGTATTAGTACTCAAGAAGAAATTGCAGAAAGAGCCTTGGCTGCTCATCCTCGTGGTCATGTCCTCCTTGAAGGTTTGTTACTCTCAAAAGTGGGTCCAGGAGCAATTACAACACAGATGCTCAAACCTACAGGAGCATACGTCGCGGCGATACTTGACACGCCCCTTGCCACCTGTCTACAGAGAGTGCAAGACCGTAGGAATGCCCGCGGAGAAGACAAACCATTTAACCCAAAAAACACTATAAGTGCGCATAAATCTACTTATGACGCATGTGTTAATTTACACAAGGCAGGGGGAGTAAAGATTATTACGATAGATCACACTGATGCTTTTAATGAGACTCTAGAAGTTATCAGAAAGGCAGAGAATGGCACTCTTTAATGAATTGGTAGCGTTTGTTAATGAACGTGAGCAGGTGCGTCTAAATAAGGATTCAGGCATGCTCCAGCCCTATACGCTTGACCCAATACTTAGCAAGTATCGTTTCTGCAATGTACGTCGCAGGGATGACCGAGTTAGCCAATGGTTAATCAATAATTATTATAGGAATGTTTCTGGTGATGTATGGTTTCGCGCCCTTCTCGCTCGTTTGATTAATTGGCCACCGACTCTTTTGCATTTGATGGATAATTTAGTAATACCGCGCCGCGCTGAAGACTTTAATGCTTATTTGTTTCTTGAATCTATGCATGAATTAGAAGCACGTAAAGAAAAGTTATACAGCTCGGCTTATATTGTTTACCCTACAATGGTCAAGGGTAATACAAAGTCAGTTAATCTTTGTGAGTATATCATTAAGCCTACAATAGACATGGCTAGTAAGATGCGTGGAGCAGTCGCTTCAGGTTCAATCAAGCATACTACTAATCAACTCGCGGAGGCTTTTGGTATTCAAACCTTTATAGCGGGGCAAGTGAGTGCAGATTTGACTTACCTACGCGGTCAACTTGACAATGCTATCGATCTCTACTCATGGGCACCAATGGGTCCAGGAAGTCAGCGCGGCTTAAACAGGCTACATGAACGTAAGTTGCTCAAAACCACTACCGAGAAGCAATTCAATCAAGAGTTAATTGAAGTTCGTGAGGCGGTAATAAGTTCAAACAGCGAATTTAAAGATTTAACCCTGCATGATTGTCAGAATATAATGTGTGAGTTTGACAAGTATCAAAGAGTAAAAACAGGAGAGGGTAAACCTCGTCAGAATTACAAACCAACTTTGGAGTTTTAATAATGGAAATAAAAGCAATAAACGTAAATGAATTGTTCACTGATATGCTCTGGCGTTTTAAAACGTCTGGCATTGAGGTGCAAACTCGTAACGGACCAGCAATCCGTATTGATGAACCAGTGCTAACTACAATCATAGAGCCGACTGAGCGCGTATTGTTCTTTGCTGAACGAGACGCGAATCCAATCTTTCACTTAATGGAATCAATCTGGATGCTCGCGGGACGTGATGACGTAGAGTTCCTGAAGCAGTTTAATTCTACCATTGGGCAATTTAGTGATGACGGCGTAAGATTCAACGCGGCGTATGGACACAGGATGCGTAAGCACTTTGGATTTGACCAACTCAAAGAGGTTATCAAGCACCTCAAGACTGATTCTAATTCCCGTCAGGCGGTTATTCAACTCTGGGATGCATCTGACTTCAACAAAAGCACAAAGGATAAAGCCTGTAATACGCAGTTAGTATTTGCTGTTGTGAACGGATGTGTTGATTTGACAATCTTCAACAGGAGTAATGATTTCTGGTGGGGATACTGCGGGGCGAATCCAGTTCACTTCAGTATGATTCAAGAGTTTGTAGCAATCGCACTTGAGCTGCCAGTGGGTCAATACTTTACGGTGAGTAATAATTTGCACTTGTACACGCAACTTTACAACGCGCAGCCGTATGTAGAAAATCCGCCGAGCAGTGAAGTATTTGATGCGTATTCAAACGGAGTAGTCAAGCCTAGTGTTTTGTATCAAGGTGATTGGGAACTATTCCTAACTGAGTGCGAGGCATTCTGCAACGACCCATTCAAGAAAAGTGGATTCGTTAATCCCTTCTTTGAATTTATAGCGCAGCCAATGGCTATGGTAGCGTATGAGCGTAAGCATAAGATTAGCGATGGCTCATATTGGGCAGATAAGATTTCAGCCTCTGACTGGAAGTTAGCTACTCAGATTTATATTATGAACAGAGAGAAGAAAAATGCTAGCTAAGACTCATTCAGAATGGATTGATAGTTTAGAAGATATTCGTAAAACTTATAAGGAAATCATGAGCGCAAATAATAAGCAGGTAGGTGGTAAGCATTATAAAGTTGACGGGGAGCAGCACTGGGATAGAATCTATCGTCTATACGGTAGAGGTTATTTTGTAGGTTGCGCTACTAAGTATCTTGAGCGGTTTCACCTCAAGAACGGACGGGAAGACTTAGAGAAAGCAATTCACTTTATTGAAAAGCTAAAAGAGTTAGAGTATCCCGTGCAGGCTCTTGACGGCGGTCCAACAGAACGCTATGTGAATCAGGACTAATGGCAACAATTGTTTTTGACACAGAAATTGCCCCGAATATGTTTCTATTGATGGGTAAGATTCTTGAGAGCGGGGAGTACTTCGGCATCTGGGGAGATGAGGAGGATGCTCGTGAGCGCATCAAGTCTCTTTTCAAATCAAAAAACACATTCATTAGCTTCAACGGGGCGCGGTTTGATATGCCCGTCATCAGTTACTTTTTGTCTGGGCATTCTACGTCTGAAACAAAAGGCTTCGGGGACATCATTATTCACCAGAACTTGATGCCGTGGGATGCTGAAAAGCAATTCAGGTTCAAGATCCCTATGATTGACCACATTGATTTGATTGAGGTCGCGCCCAGCTTTGTGAGCCTAAAGACTTACGGCGCACGTATGCACATGCCGCTCATTCAAGACCTGCCGTTTCATCATTCGCAGGAGATTGATGAGTCTGCCCGACCAATGGTTTGGGATTACTGCAAGAACGACTTAGATACTACAGAGACGCTTTATAACAAGCTGCAAGGGCAACTCCAGCTTAGAGTTGAAATTAGTAAGGAGTATGGTTTTGATGCTCGTTCTAAATCTGACTCTCAAGTAGCTGAGCAGATGTTTATCAAGCGGCTCAAGTTAAAGCGTTCAAATGCAAAAATTCCTGAGAGCGTGCGGTATATAGTTCCACATTTTATTAACTTTAAACGCGCTGACCTTATTGAATTAACAAAAAGGATGTCAGAGCACGTATATGAAGTTAAGCAGTCAACGGGGCACGTAGAGTTACCTGCCTTTCTGAAGGAAGACCTCGTAACGATAAACAATGGTATATATCAGATGGGCGTTGGAGGTCTTCATTCACAACACGATAGAAAGGTTTGCCATGTTACTGATGATGATTATCAAATTGTTGATTATGATGTTTCTAGTTATTATCCTTCTATTCTGCTTAATTGCAATCTCATACCTGTTAACACTGGTACAACCTTTATTGATGAGTATCGCAAAGTGTTCGAGAGACGATTAGAAGGTAAACGTCAAAAGAACATG